AGGACTTACCAAGCCAACAGGGATGGCCCCGGGAAGAGACACTGTTGGAAAAAATCATCGGAGGGGTTGCATTTACCCTGTTCGTGCTTATACTTTGCTTCATATAGAAAGCGAACGGATAGCGAATGAGTAGCGAATTCAAACCGAGTCGGTTACTCAAGGGGTGGTGACCCTCTACCAACACTGGAGGCCCGTACACGATGCGGGCCTTCTCATTTGTGCATCACTGTGTTAAAATTTGGGTTACATCAAATACATAAAAAGATTGGAGCGGCAATGGCACAACAGCGAATTTATTTGGTCGGCACGCCCGACGGAAAAGTGCGTTTGATCAAGGCGACGGTGCGACAGCAAGCGGTGGCCCATGTGGCAAATACACTGCTCACGGTTCGCGTCGCGTCTCAAGACGATTTGGTCACGGCCCTGAAGGCCGGGATCGAGATTGAGCAGTACCGCGCCCCGGAACAGCCGGAGTTGCAAGAGTTGATCGAGTACAGCGAATCCCCAGCGAACTGAAGAGCCAAGTTAAGATCACAGCGGAGGGGCCAGAACGACAGGATGCCGCGCAATGTGGGGTTCGGTTGTTGTACACACTGGCCCCGCCAAAAACCCTAGCGGATTGAAAGCGAATCGATTACACTAAAACGCATTCAATTTCAACAGGGGACTAGGGGTAATGCCTGAAACTGCCACAAAGCCGCGTAAGAAGGCCACCAAGGCCACAGTAGCCGCCGAGACAGGCGGAAGTACTGGCGCCGCCCAAAAACCCGCCCAAGCCCAAAAAAAGCCCATCACTGGCCGTCCTACTAAGTACGACGAATCCATAGCATCTGAGATATGCGTGCGCCTTGCTAACGGAGAGGCACTGAGACAGATATGCATGGAAGACAAGATGCCTGCGCAGTCCACCGTTTATTTGTGGTTGACGCGCTTCCCCGTCTTTTCGGAGATGTACGCCCGCGCCCGCGAGGATCAGGCCGACACGCTGGCTGACGAGATTCAAGCCATCGCTGACGAGATGCCGATGGAGACGACCGATAAGGACGGGAACACCCGATTCGATTCGGCCTACATCAATTGGATGCGCCTGCGGATAGATTCCCGCAAGTGGGTCGCGGCCAAACTGAAGCCCCGTAAATACGGCGACCGCGTGGCGCTGGAGGGAACCCCTGATGGCGCCCCGATCAAGACCGAGGATGCTGGGTCAAGCCGCCTATTCGAGTTGATCAAGACTATGGAGATGGCAAAGCGTGCTGGTTGAACACCTCGACGACGAACTGGCCCGGGAGTTCGATGCCGAATCCCCGGAGAGTCAGATCGCTGTCTTGGCGCACGCTGAATGGGTCGCTGGTGCCCATCGATACCAGATACCGCCCCCGCTGGAGCAGGACTACACCGTCTGGATGATGCTGGCTGGCCGGGGTGCGGGAAAGACCCGGAGCGCCGCTGAGGCCCTGTGGTGGTGGGCATGGACTACCCCCGGCTCACGATGCCTCGTGCTGGCCCCTACATCGAACGATGTGAAGTTCACCTGCTTCGAGGGTCAGTCTGGCCTGCTGTCAGTGATCCCGCAGGAACTGATCGTCGATTACAACAAGCAGGATCACCAGATCAAACTGGTCAACGGCTCCATCATCCGGGGTATCTCAGCCGACTCATACGAGCGTCTGCGCGGCCCGCAGTGGCACTTTGCATGGTGTGACGAGTTGGCCGCATTCACCTACATCCAAGAGGCGTGGGACATGATGATGTTTGGTCTGCGTCTGGGTGATCAGCCCCGCGTGATCGTGACCACGACACCGCGCCCCAAGGACTTGATCCTCGACCTCGTTGGCCGGGAGGGTGACGATGTGGTGATCGACCGCGCCTCGACCTACGAGAACGCGGCCAATCTGGCTGAGAACTTCTCCAAACAGTTGGAGCAGTACAAGGGGAGCAAGTTGTACCAGCAGGAGGTGCTGGGCGAGATCGTCGACCTCGAAGACGGCAAAGTCGTATCCCGCGATATGTTCAAACTGTGGCCCGCTAACAAGGCGTTCCCCAAGTTCGAGTTCATCATCCAGTCCTATGACTGCGCCTTCTCTGAGAAGACCTACAACGACCCGACGGCCATGACGACATGGGGCGTGTTCAAGCCCCTCGATGGCCCGATGTCTGTCCTTTTGATCGACTGCTGGGCCGAGCATCTTGACTTCCCTCGCCTGAAGCCCAAGGTGCTAGATGAGTGGCGCGTCTCTTACGGTGAAGGGCGCGACGCCAAGCGGCCCGACCTGATCCTCGTCGAGGACAAGGCCGCAGGCATCTCGCTGATTCAGGAGTTGCGCCACGCCCATCTGCCTGTGATCCCGTGGAACCCGGGCAAGGCCGACAAGATGCAACGCCTCCAGATCACCGCATCCATCTTTGCGACTGGCCGCGTCTGGTTGCCTGAGTCATCGGTGCGCAAAGGATTTGTGAAGGACTGGTGCGAAGGTTTTCTTTCCCAGTTGTGTTCGTTCCCCGACTCATCGCATGACGACTATGTCGACAGTGCAACGCAGGCCATCCGATACCTGAAGGACGCAGGATGGCTAGATATAAATCCAGAGCCTCGTTATGATGATGATGAGGATTATTTCGACGCCATGCCTAAGCGCGTCAATCCATACGCGGTGTAAGGGGACAACATGGCAGACCTAAGAAAAGCGGGAGCAAAGTTCGCAAAGGCATTCGAGCAAGCATCGAATGAAGCGGAGGCCGCATACAAAGCAATCAAGGACACAGAGAAGACGGGGAAGTTGGAGGAGGCGCTCAAGGCGAAGCAGGCGCCCATGACGACGCCGTCTGGAACTGGCTTGCCCCTGATGCCCCGGTCATCCGGGATGTACACACCGGGCGTGGAGCAGAAAGACCTGCCCCGGATGCCGATGGTGGACAAGGCCAGAGCGAAGGGCGAGAAGCCCAAGTACACCGAGCGGATGCAAGACCTGCTGGACAGCCCGACAGCCCGCAAGAAGGTCGACACCCTGATCGAGAAGGGTGACGAGTTGGGGATGCGTGAGTGGTATGGCACCGAGCCGCTCCGCCAAGTGGCGATGGACATCGGCATGAGTCAGAAGGACTTCGACACCTTCCTCGCCCAGATGGCCTCAGCGTCACAGCGCAATCCGGTCGATCAGCAAAACAGAATGGGTTCTTACCTCTGGCACCTCAGTCAGACTGGCGGACTGCCGGAGGATGCATTCCTACTGACCAACAAGATCAAGCGCGGCAAGCAGGAGCGGCCAGAAGGCACGGCCATCGAACTGCCGCCCGGATACGGATCGTTGGCGCAGGGTGACATCTTCTCCCGGGGTAAGCAGATTGCCTCTGGTGACATCGAAGGCGCCCTGCCTCCCGACAAAAAGTTGGGAACCTTCTACCGGAACTATCAGGGCAACCTCAAGCCCGTGACTGTGGATGTCAATGCAGTGCGCGGCCCGATCATCGAGCGTGGTGATCCCCGCTGGCTGGCGTCCAAGTTGGTCGAGAAGGACGAAGAGGGTAATGTCATTGCGACTCACTTCCCCCGCAAGCAAGTCGAGTCTGGGTTGATGAGCATCAAGCAGGCAAAAGAACGCCCCGGCTTTTGGGAAGCCGCTCCCTCTGGCTCTGAGTATGCTGGCTTCGAGGACTTGTGGCAACGCGCCGCCAAGCGCAAAGGTGTCGCGCCCGCCGAGGCGCAGGCGCTGGGCTGGTATGGATCGGCTGATGTGACGGCTCTCAAGACCAAGCCTGAGTTGTATATCGAGAACCTTGAGCGCATGATCCGCCGCACCGCAGAGCAGACCGGGCAGAACCCCCGGCAGGTGATGGAGGATGTTCTGCGCGGCAAGACCTACCTCAAGAAAAAGGGTGGCAAGGTCAGCGAGGCCGAGTACCAGAAAAAACTGGACGCTATGCTGGAGAAGCACTTTGCTGGAGGTGGTGCGGTATTCAAGAAGTTGCCCATGAAAGCCGACGGCGGCGTGATCGATAACATGACGCCAGATACGACCGACAGCGGATCAATGAATTACGGCGGTGAGTACGCCAAGGGTGGCGAGATCAAGAGCCTGCCGTGGAGAGCCGCTGGTGGTGGCTGGGCCAAGGCTGGCAAAGCAATCCAGAAGGCGGCAAAAGAGGCTGGCATGGCCGCGCCCCAAACCGCTGAGAAAGACCTGACCACACTGCAAGACTTTCACACCTCGCTGGGCGATCAAATACGACAGCGCGTAGCCGAAGCCAATAAGATGATGGAGGGCTTCGAGTACAAATACGACAAGGGCCAGCGCGTGTTCACTAAGGACAGCGCGGCCAAGAACAAACCTCCCTACACCATCCTCGGTCGCACCCGCGTTGGCAATCAGGTGATCTATGACACGAGCGGTGGGGGCATGAAGGCACGCAAAGACCCCGAGACAGGGAAGGCCCTGCGCACACCATACGAACCCGGCTACCGCGTTCGCTACGAAGAGGGCGATGACTGGCAAGAGTTCGACATCCCTGCAAAAGCCATCCTTGGCGATGTGGAGATGCGAAAGGGTGGCGCGGCACGCTTTGCCGAAGGTGGCGCATCAAGCCCCGAGGAGATGTTGACGCCCCCGCCTGACCAAGCCAGCAAGGCCAAACTGATGGCCGAGATACTGGCCCGCATGGCAAAAGAGCAGGGCAAAGAAGAGATGGCAAGCCTGAAGAAGAAGGGCGCCGTGACCGACCTGATCAACCGTGGCGTGATTGCTCCGCTGGCTGGCATCCCTGTTGACCTGATCAACATGGGGCTGGAGGGTATTGACGCCGTCCGAGATATAGCGAGTGGTAAGCGAGTCGAAAACCGATTGGCTTCTGAGAAGCCTGTGGGCGGCTCTGAATATTTGAAGGACAAGATGCGCGACTTCGGTATGACGACTGATACCGAGCGCCCTATGATGGAGACGGGCCTGTCGATTCTGTCACCGACCGCAACCGGAGCCGCTAAGGGTGCGGCAAAGGGAGTGGAGGCCGCGCAGAAAGGCGCCCGTGCCGTTGAGTCTGGGTTGAATACTGCGACCGCCGCCGCACGCAGACCGTTCTCGCCCGCCACCCTCACAGTTGAGGCAGTGGCACCAGACCTTGCCCAAGCCCTGCCAAGACAGTGGCAAGAGACCGCAACCAAGCGGTTGATCACCGGGGAAGGCGCCCCCGTCTCCATGTCTACGATGGGCGGCAAGAAGACGACCAAGAAACCGGGCCAAGGGGTCTACCTCAATGAGGCCGGGGAACTGGAAACCAACCCGCTGGTCGCTATCGATGTTCCGTTTGCTGGCGACCTATCAAAGAACAAAGCCCTGCGTGCTGACATTGCGACCGCTGGCCGGGAGTTGAATCAAGAGGCTATGGCGGCTCA